GGCGGCTTGTAATATTAAATGCGAAAGAACAAATACCACGTCGAATGACGGGTACGCGTTCTATCGCATTTATTTTTTTACCATAAAAAGCCCGAAAGCACAAGGAGGACGCGAAAATGAAGCACGTTTCTTTTGAAGAGTACGAAGCCGCGAAAGCCGAAATCATCGGTGGAGTTCACTACATCGAGAAATCCACGATGGAAAACGACGTGATTCACAAGACCTATTCCACCGAAGAGAACGGCACGTTCTACGAGGTGAACGACAAAGGCCGCGTCGAGTTTTGGAGCGACAAGCATTCCGAAAGCCGGATTTACGACGAAAACGAGCGGGCCACCGAAACGGACAAAAAGGCAGGGCCGGGCTACGGCGATTTGCTGGCGGAGAGAATCAGAGCGAACGCCGACGCGTCGAAGCTGACCGACTTTGAAAAGTTCGTCCTTGACCGCGGCTATATGTTCGCAACGGAAGCCGACTTGAAAGCCGGGTACGACCGCAAATGGAAAGCGAACCACGGAATCGCCCTAACGCTGGAAGAGTTCACGGCGGAAGCGGAATGCAGGGGCCGCAAGCTGGACACCTTGCAGGAGGTTTACCGGGTCATTTCGGAACACATCAAGGCCGGGCGACTGACTGCGGGTGCGCTGATGGAATATGCGTATTTCATGTGGTGCTTGAGAAAGCCGGAAGCAATCATCGCGTATCAGATCGGAACGGGAAAAGACACGCCGGTTCACCAGAAATGGGCGGTCAATAACTGTTCGCAGGAAATCACGGAAGCGGAAGCCCGCGTTGCAGTTTGCGAAGAATTCGGGTTCGAGGTTAGCCGGGTCCGCATCATCGGGACCCCGTACTACGACGCGACCGACTGGAATTTCATTCGGTTTGACTGCGCCGGGCGGTGCTGGTTGATGAAAAATGCTTCCCTCTATCCTGTCTACGAATAAAAAAGCGGAGGGGCGGCGAAAGCCTGCCGCCCCTACCGGAAAGGTGGTAAGGAATGGGCTGTATTTTTAGGCCGGAAGCGCTTTCGTGGGAGGACATCGACGGCGGGCGCGGCGAAATGACGATGGAAGCAATCAGGAACTTCATAAGCGAATATTGCTATCCTGACGAATACGCCGACTATGGCGACGATGAAGAACTACCAAACGAACTTGTTTTCTTTGCGGAAATGTGGGAAAGGCTGGACGGTTACTACACGCCGATTTCAGACAGTTTCCAAACGGCGGCGGTTCTTTCGCTGATTGACGGCGCATTTTTCGACAGCATGGCGGCGGACAGAATTGCCGAAAAGCTGACAAAATCGGCAACAAAGCCGGATTTGGTGCGGATTATTACGCACGTCGCAAGCGCCTATTGCTGGTATGTGTCGCTGAAAGCGCGTGTCGAAAAAGCAAAAGGCGAAGAATAAGCCGCAACGGTGAAAAGAAACGGGGTGAAATGGTGCGGCAGTACAGATATATAGACTTTCAGGACCGCAAGGAGATTTCCACGCGATACCTGAACGGCGACCGGGTGGCGGACATTGCCGATGGGCTGGGTATGGCAACGGCTACCGTCTACCGGGAGTTGAAACGTGGCGAAACGGGCGGGCTTGACCGCAACCAGCGGAGAGCATACAACCCCGTTCTTGCACAACAGCGCGTGCAAGAGAACTTCAAACGCCGCGGCAAAACCGCGGTCAATTCGTAAAGGAGGTTCCACGGTGAACAATTTTGAAGAAATCACGAAGAACCCGGAAACGCTGGGCGCTTTCTTGCGGGGCCTGCCCGTCATTGAAGCGCCATGGAACGAAGCATTCCAGCGGAAGTATTGCGCCGGGTGTGGGAAAGTCAGTTGTGACGATGGTAGCGCTTGCCCGTATGAGGACAAGCGGAACAATCCGCTTTGGTGGCTATCGCAGGAGAGCGGAAAGGCGGCGGAGGTATGAGCCGAAAGGAACAGCACCCCGGCGGGGTCAAGCTGACGGCGAAGACGGCCCGTACCCTCGCAATGCAGGAGTTCGGGACCGCCCGCGGCCTGACGAAAAGTACGTCATTCGTCGGCGCGTACTTCATGGAGTTTGGAAACCTGCGTATCGAAATTTGCGCGGACGCGGCTTGTATTGCTGTTCGCGTGGTTCTGGCCCACGGTACGGGTTCCAGCGTGAAATACTTTGACCCGGACACCCTGCAAGAGAACTTCAAGGCTATCGACAAACACCGTGAAGACGAAGACCGCGCCATTATCAGTGATTGGGTCAACCTGAACGGCCCGGAATACTGCCGGAAGCAGGTTGAAGCGATTTGGAAACAAGGAGGTTGAAAACGTGGAGAGAAACGGGAAGCACATCGCAAAAGAAGCAACAAACGGAATTATTTACGACAGCGCCGGACAGATCGTACACAATGGGCTGTTGGAGATTTGCCCGTTCTGCGGCGAAATGAACAACCATTTTGGAAGCGGCGGAAGCGTGAACATTTGGACGGTTGGCGCGATTGAACGCAGGGAGTGTACGAAGTGCCGAAAGCAGTTCCACAAAATCAGCCTGACGGTTCCGCCCGATGAAACACCGGAAGCGTTCTATTTGCGGGTCATAAAGGCGGTGACAGCATGAAACGTCAATTCTGCTTGCCCTGCTTCCTCGAAATCAAGAAAGCCGGGAAACACGATATTGAGCGTGTCCGCGGCGGCGTGAATATGAAAATCACCTGTTGGCGGTGCAAGCGCCGTCGTTTCGGGGCCGAATACGAGATTTCCCGGAAAGGCGGTGTGTCCCGTGACAACGGCTGATTTGAAGCGGGCGTTCATGGACGAACGCCCGGTACGGTACAACGGCATCACCTACCAGCGAGTAACAGCGGTGATTTACCGCAAGGCCCCGGACAAAACCGGGTTGCTGGTACAAGGTGAACTGCTGGACAAGAACGGACGTGCCGTTATGATCGCGGCGGCGGAGCGAATCGAAGTGGAGGAACCGAAATGACACAAGAGATTATCACAATCACCGTTGAAGCCGGGCAAATGACCGCCCGGCGGAAGTCCCGGAAAATCGCCCAGCGCCGCCCGGTCCCCGTGTGGGCTATCGTGAAGTATGCGGCCCTGACGATTGCCGGAATTATGCTGTTTCGTGAGGGCGCGGCCCGTGCGCTGGCCTACCGCGGCTATTTCGCCGTCGGCGGAGAGGTTTTCGCCCTCTTCCTCCCGGTATTCTATTACTGCCTTTCCCGGACGGTCCGGGACCTTATCACGGATATTAAGAACGGCTTCAAGCCGGAATATGAGGAGGACTAAGTTATGAAGAAAATTTCACAGATTGAAACAGGCGGGCGCTTCCTGTATGGCGGCATTGAGTGGGTCAAGCTGTACGCAGGCGACGGAACCGTTGCGATTTCCGCCGAACCCGTCTTTGAACGCGCTTTTGACGAAAACAACAAGAACGATTGGCGTTCTTCTTCCCTGCGCCGCGAACTGAACGGCGCGTTCCTCGACGCGCTGGTTGCAGAGGGCGCGGACCGGGCGGCGTTCCTCGATTGGGAAAGCGACCTGACCGCCGATGACGGCATGACCGACTACGGGACCGCCACCGACAAAATCGCTTTGCTGTCGGACAAGCTGTATCGAATGTTCCGCGGCATTATCCCGCGCGTGGACGCGTGGTGCTGGAACCTGACCCCGTGGACCTGCGGCGCGTCCAACTCTTACCGCGTCCGCAACGTCCGTTCCTCCGGCGCGATGAACTGGTACAGCGCTTGCAGCGGCTACGGCGGCGTTCGCCCGCTTTGCTATCTGAAATCCGAAATCTTGGTATCTGTCCCCGGAGAGGACGACGAAGAGAAAAACGTTGAAGTCGCCGAAGAGGACCGCGCACAGCTTGTTCTTATCGCAAGCGACAGAATTTTGAATGCCCTGAATGAATACCCCGTGGAAGTTTGGGGCGAAGCGCTGGGCGCGACTGTGGCTTCTCTGTTCACGTCGAAGCAGGACGCGGAACAGATCGCGCAGGAAGACAAAGACAAAGCGGCGGAGGTTTGAACCCACGCCGTCGTGAAAACTGGATAAAGAAAAACCGCCCCGCGTTTGCTTGGGAGAGCAGACGCGAAGCGGGTTCCGCCGATGAAAATATATCAGCTATCAACCTACCGTTAGTATATCAAAAACGGCGGAAAAAGTCAACAAATAACGCCGTTTTTGCGCGGCGTGGCGGGCTTGTAATGGGTATTAACGTTCCTGCGATTAGCCTTGTCACGCATGACAACAGGACCGGGAAGAAAGACACGCCCTATCCGGTGTTCTTCCTACCTGCATAGACAACTACATACGCCGGAAGTAAAGCCCCGCCCGCTTCCTCTACCCGCAAAAGGAGTGAAGCAAGTGCGAAGTTTTATGAGAGAAAAGAAAATCTACTGCGGAAAGCATTATCGGGAGGTAGATATATACCCCTATACCGCCGCGCAACTGACAGCATCTACGCGCGGGAAGAGGTCAAAGAAAATCAAGGAAACGGAGCCGAAGCAAAAGAACCTGAATGACAAGAACGCCCGCCGCTACTTCACGCAGACGGCGAACCTGAATTTCGGTTCTGACCCGGAAGCCCTGCACGTTACAGCTACATACAGCGGAAAATATCTGCCTGACACGGTGGAGCAAGCAGAATAGGAAGCAACAAACTTCCTGCGCCGGGTCCAGTACCGCCGAAAGAAAGAGGGCTTGCCGCCGCTAAAGTACATGATCGTTACCGCCTACACCACGAAGCGAAACAGCGAAACCCCCGTTCGTATTCATCACCACATCATTATGAACGGCGGGCTTGACCGTGACGTTGTGGAAGACCTGTGGAGAAAACGCAGGCGCAAGGGACAGAAAAAGGGCGACAAAATCGGCTTTTGTAATGCTGACCGCCTGCAAGCCGATGAAAACGGCATAGCCGCCCTTTGCACCTACCTTGTGAAGCAGGGGTGCGGGAAAAAGCGGTGGAATTCCTCGCATAACCTCGAAAGGCCGTATAGCCGGACGAACGACGGCAAGTACAATCGCCGTCAGATTGAGAAGTGGGCGAAAGAACACCCGCCCCGTGAGTTTTGGGAAAAGAAATATCCCGGCTGGACCCTGACAGACGATGACTACGGCGTTCAGTACGAATACAACGACTTCACGGGCTGGGCGGTCTACCTGAAATTGCGAAAGAAAGAGTAAAGAAAGGGGCTGTTCAATATGGCAAGGCCGTTCAAAATCTGCCCGGACTGCGGCGCACACCTCGACGCTTCCGAACCCTGCGACTGCAAGGACGCAATCGAGCGGGAGCCGCCGAAGCCGTGGGAGCGGTTGAAACTGCTTGCCGTCTGCCGGGAGGTAGACAAGGAAAGCGGGCGCGTCAGCGTTTACCCGCTTGACCTCGAAATCACAAGTGAAATCCTTGCAAGCCTGAAAATGCGGGCGCAGTTCAACCCGGAATTGCGCTACTTCACGACCACGACGGCACGTTGGGACCGCTACGGCGAAGTCATGGCGGGTATCCTGAAACGCCGCACGGTGAGCCGGGCCGATTTGGACAATATCGGGGGTATCTGCGAGATATGAGAAGAAATGAGCCGACCCCGGAAGAACAGGAAGTCGAAGAAATGAAGCAGGCCGCGCGGGTCATCAAGAAAATTTGCGACCGCAGGACGGCGGACGACGCTTGTTCGTTCTGCCCGTTCTGCGATATGTGCCGCACGGAACCTTACACATGGGAGGTATGACAATGACGGAGCGGGAACGCCTGTTAGAGAAGATACGCAAGGTTCAAGCCCTTGCAAACCGCGGCGCAGACGGCGAAAAGCAGTCAGCCGCCGCCCTGCTTGATAGGCTGATGACGCAATACGGCATCGACGAAGCCGAAATAGCGGAAGAGCGTTTGGAAAAGTGCTTCTTCCGTTACAAGACCCCGTATGAAAGAAAACTGCTGGTTCAGGTGATTTATACCGTGACCGGGAAAATCCCCTTTAAGTGCGTCGGGTCCTATTCAGGCCGCGCACGAAAGCAAGTCGGAATTGACTGCACCGCGGCGGAACGGCTGGAAATCGAATTCAGCTATGAGTTTTATAAAGCCGCGCTGGAAGAGGAAATGGAACGGTTCTATTCGGCGTTCCTGATGAAGAACGACATCTTCCCGCCTGCTTCCAAAAAGGCCGAAGAAATCCCGGCGGCGGAAATCAGCCAAAGCGAAGCGTTCAAACTTCAAGCGCTTATGGCGGGCATGGGCGACCACACGCGCCGCCCCGTATTGGGAAGCGGGGTGGAACCGTGATAGACAACCAACGCGCCGCCCTGCGGTATCAAAACAAAGTCAACAACGCACAGGGCCACTTTTTCGAGAGTGCAATAAAAGCCGCCTGCGCCCTCTATTCTGACCGGGAGCGGGCCGACGTAGACAAAACCCCTGAACCGTTCCGCGTTCTGGAAAAGAGCCGCGACGGAAAGTTCAAGGGCCGCTTTACCGCCCGCGCACAGCCGGACTTTCAAGGAACGCTTGACGGCGGGCGCTCCATAGTCTTTGAAGCGAAGTACACAACGACAGATCGTTTGAAGTGGGACGTTCTGACACAGGAACAGCGGGACACGCTGGAACGCCACGCCCGGCGGGGTGCGCTTGCCGCAGTCTGCGGCGGGATTGGAAACGAATTCTTCTTTGTTCCGTGGACGGTGTGGCGGGACATGAAAGAGCATTTCGGCAGAAAGTACGTTACCGCGGCGGACCTCGAACAATGGCGGGTCCGCTTCAATGGGGCGGTGCTATTCCTCGATTACGTCCACCACGAAAGGAGCGGGACACCATGAAAAAACAGCACACACAGAAAATGACGGTCCGCGTCACGGCACAGACGGCCTACAACCTCGAACGCCTTATGCTTATGAGCGGGCAGAAAACGCCGGGCCGCGTCGTCGATAAGCTGGTTCGTGAAAAAATGCTTGCC